TTTGTTAGTAGCAACCGCTGAAGAAGCTGCTGAAGAAACTGGTAATGCATTTAATTTCATGGAAGAACTTGCAACTCAATCAGCTCGTAACATACAAAATGCTTTTGCAGATTTCTTTTTTGATGCCTTTACAGGAGAATTGAGAACCGCCGAAGACATGTTTAGGTCATTCGGAAATGCTATTTTAAGAACTTGGTCTAATATACTTGCACAAATGGCAGTAGAATCAATGAAGTCTAACCTATTTCCTTTAATAATGAAACTTGTTGGTGGGATTGGAGGTTTTTTTGGTATGGCAACTAACATGCCGACACCAACTGGTTCTTATCCAGGGGGGTATGCCCCCTCAGGTTATGCAGACCCTATTGGAACTTATGCAACAGGAACCAACTTTGTTCCCCAGACCGGTTTATATAATTTACATAAAGGGGAAGCAGTTATAGATGCACAACAAAATGCAAAGGGTGGAGAAACAGTAATCCAACCAGTAGTAGTAATTCAAGCTTGGGACACTAGAGATGTAACAAGGAATATGGATACAATTTCAGCAGGATTAGCTCAATCATTAAGGAGTAATTCTAGTTTTAGAGAAGCAGTAAGGAAATATGGTAGGTGATATAAATGGCTGTTGATTTTAATACATTTGATAGAGGTTTTCCATATAGGGAAATAACAAAATTTAATATTTTAGAAACTGAAATGGAGAACGGAGTTGTTCAGAAGAGAAATAAATGGAGCAAAAGTCAAAAGAAATTTCAAATTACTTTTAGTGTAAATACTCAAGCTGAAATACTTGCTATTAGAGATTATTTTATCGCTGAAGAGGGAAGTTATAGTACTTTTGCATTTACAGACCCATTAGAATCTGTAGAATATACAGTTAGATTTGTAGAAAATTCATTTGAATTGACAAGAGATAATTATGGTAGCTACAGTGCGTCAGTAGAATTAATTGAGGAGTTTTAATGCGAACCTTAGATAGTGATTTCGTTTTAGAGAAAAACAAGCAGGAAAATAAACCCATATTCCTTTACACTATATATGATTACGATGGAAGCACGGACTTATTCTTAACTAACTACAATGAGAATGTTACATTTGATAGTCAAGAATATACTGCATTTCCAATTATACATGAATTTACATCCGAAAACACACAAGGACAGGTTGATTCAGTAAGGCTTACTTTAGGAAACGTATCAAGATTAATGCAAGCTCATTTAGAAGCAAATGATTTTAGAGGAGTAAAAGTAGAAATAAAACAAGTGTTCGCAGATTTATTAGAAGATGCCGATGCTTATATCAAACACGTTTATTATGTAGACTCATATACAGCTGACCAACTGAGCGTTGAATTTATACTAACAAGTAAATTTGATGTTTTAGAAGTTGAGTTACCTGCAAGAAAATTTTCAAGGAATACCTGCAGTTGGAAATTTAAATCAACTGAATGTGGGTATGCTGGGGCAGAAACTGAATGTAATAAAACATTAGCAAGATGTAGAGTTTTAGAAAATTCAAGTAGATTTGGAGCTTTTCCAAGCGTCCCATCAAGGCAGATTTATACAAAATGATATTAACAGAAGGGCAACTAATAAATAAGTATTTGGGTTGGGAATATCTCCACCACGGAAGGGAAGAAGGAAAAGTTGATTGTTGGGGGTTGATTTTATTTATTTACAAAGAATGTTTTGATATCAATATTTTAGATTTAGAAGAATATGAAAAGAATTGGGCCTTACGTAATAAGAATTTATTTATAGAAAATTATTATAAAAATTGGTTATTAATAACCCAACCAAAATTTTTAGATGTTATATTATTTAACAACTCTAAAAGAATTACATTTCATGCAGGAGTTTATTTATCAAACGGAAAATTTATTCACGGGTCAAAAGCAGGTGTAGTAATTACAAGGTTAGATGGAAAATGGAAAGAAAGAGTAGAAGGATATTACAGGTATGAGCGTTAAAGTAAGTTACATCCCCAATATTTTAAAGTATAAAGGAAGAAAAATTGAGGTTATGCCTTACTCTAAAGTAGAAGGCAAAACAATATTAGACTGTGTAAAAATATTGGGGTACCCAACTGAAAATATTAAAGCAATCATCAATGGGAAGAAAGTTAGTTTAGATTCAAAAGTAGAAAAAAATACTGAAGTAATAATAACTCCCGACGTTAAATGGCCAGCTATTGTTGCTATTTGGAATATTGTAATGGTAATAGCTGCTGTCTATGCTGTTATATCAACAATAATAGCACTTGTCAATAAACCAAGAAAACCTAATTATGGCACAACAGGAGAAGGAATAGATGAAGGGTCAGCGACTTACGGATGGGAAGGGATAAGAACAATTCAAGAAGTTGGAACCCCGATTCCAGTAATCTATGGAAGACATAGAGTAGGCGGTAATGTAATCAATGCTTATGTAAGAACAGATGGAAATAAAAATTATTTAAATGTTTTACTTGCTTTATCAGAAGGAGAAATAAATTCAATTGGAACTATTTTAATTAATGATAATCCTTCAGCTAATTTTGACGGTATCTCTACAACAACAAAAATGGGGACGAACGACCAAGCAATGATACCAAACTTTGAAGATGCACATAATTTATATGATGTGAATACGAACCTAACTAAAGATAATGCTCATGTTTATACTACAGCTGATTCAGACGTAGAGGGATTCGAAATCCACTTACAATGTCCAGGGGGGTTATTCCAGCAGGATTCTGGAGGTGGGATAAAAGAATGGAGTGTAACTTATCAAGTAGAATATAAACTTCATGCAGCTCCTGCTTATACTGACTTAGGTTCAACAACAATTACAGCAAAAAGTAGAACAACAATAAGAAGAGTTTTTAGAAAAACAGGATTAACAGCTGGGCAATATGATATTAGAGTAACAAGGACTTCCGATGATTCTAGTTTAGACCCCCTAATGGAGGGAGACTTAAGTTGGGTTCAGTTAGATGAAATAAAATTAGATGACTTTAGATATCCAAACACAGCATTATTAGGAATCGAAGCATTAGCAACAGACCAATTAAGCGGAGGAATGCCAAACTTTACTTCTTTAGTAGAAGGGATAAAAGTAAGTGTTCCAGATATAAGAACAGCGGGAGATGCTGCTGTTGATTGGGAAGATTATTATTGGAATGAAGCTGAAGATGAATTTAGATTATTAGATGGAGATACATCTTTAGTTTGGGATGATGTTACTTATGTAGATTTGTGGAGTGCTAATCCTATTTGGTGTATAAAAGATTTATTAATAAATGATAGGTACGGATTGGGAGAATTCATTGTTTCAGCAGACATTGACAATACTTTATTTTTAGAAATGGCTAAATATTGTGAAGAGAAGGTTCCAGACGGCGAAGGAGGATACGAAAAAAGATTTCATTTAAATGTAGTATTAGATTCTTCAACACGAGCATTGGATTTGTTACTTCAATTGTGTATGTCATTTAGAGGAATGCTTTTTTATTCTGCAGGAAATGTAAAAATAAGAATAGATAAAAACGAAACACCCATTCAATTGTTTACAATGGGTAATATAATTAAAGATTCTTTTAAACAGAGTTGGAAATCATTAAAAGATGTTCCAAATGTAGTAGAAATTCAATATTTAGATGAAGATAAAGATTACAAACAAGATACAATTGCTTACATAGATGAAGCAGCTTTAGCAGCTGGTGACCCAGTAAGAAAAAAGACAATTAGATTATTTGTAACGAAAATAAGTCAAGTAATTAGAGAAGCAAGGTATGCTTTAAAGCAAGCAAAATATTTAAATCGTGCAATATCATTTGGTGCAAGTATAGATGCATTAGCTTGTCAACCAGGAGATTTAATTTCAGTTCAACATGATGTCCCACAATGGGGTTTTGGGGGAAGAGTTAAGACCGGTTCAACCACAACAAAAGTAGTATTAGACCAAGAAGTTACATTAGCCGAAGGAACATATAAAATAAGAGTCCATCATAATGATGACACAATAGAAGAAAAAACAGTTTCAACAGGGGCAGGAACAACAGACGAAATAGAAGTAGTTGGAGATGATTTTGGTTTTACTCCTGCAGCATTTGATAAATATGCAATTGGGTTGTCTGGGAGTGTTAAAAAAGATTTTAGAATAATTTCAATGAAAATAGATAATAAAAATGATGTTGAAATAACTGCGATGGAACATGATATGAATGTTTACGATGATTCAGCAATTACAATACCTGATAATAATTATTCTGCTTTAACTTTAACAATTCCAATAGTAAGAAATCTTGCTTTAACAGAGCGAATTGCCATATTAGCTGATGGAACTATAGAGAATGTAATTGATGTTTGGTGGGATAAACCAAGTAACCCAAGCAGTTATGTCAGAACATATTTAAAGGCTGCTATATATATATCCGAAGATAATATAAATTGGAGATATGTAGGAGATTCTTACGGGAATAATTTTGCAATTTTAGGTGATATAATAAAGGGAGTAACTTATTATGTTGCGGTTGTATCTGTTACTGATGCAAATATTAAAGATTCATTTACCAATGCTCCCTCTGATAATATTGTAATAACTTCAACTCCTTCTGCTCCCGTAACAGTTACAAATTTTGCCTATACTTTTAATGACGAAATTGATTTTACATGGGATAAAAATGCTGAAGGAAATATAGCTGGGTATGAAATAAGAGTAGCTGATAGCAATTGGGGAGTAGATAATGCTGATTTATCTTATAGAGGATTAGTTACTCGATGGACAGAAATACGACCAGCAGCAAGGTCTGGAACGACCTATTATATAAAAGCTTATTCAACTTCAGGTATTTATGCTGATACTGCTGCTTCAGTTACTCCAACAAATGATGCACCAGCTGCACCTTCCCTTAGTAAAATAGAATTATTTCAAAAAAGTTTTTTAAGTTGGGATGATGTTGCTGATAAGGATTTAAAATTTTATGAAGTTTGGAC